TGTTTCTTGGGTCTTTAGGTCTTGGTTTGGCTAGTGGTTTAGCACAGAGAAGTGCAGCTAGGGCAGCAGCAGATCAACAATATCAAAGTGCATTAATAACTAATCAATCAGCAGAAAGATCACTTGCCTTGCAGCAAGAAGCTTTAGCAGATAATTTAAAAGAAACCAGAGCATCTAAAGCACAAGAAAGATTAGCAAAAACTATTGAAGGATTGCAAGCAAGAGGTCGTACTATAGCATCAGAACAGGCAGGTCTTACTGTTGGTTTATTGTTGCGTGACGTAGAAAGACAAACTGCCAATGCCAGAGAATCTATAAATCAAGAATTAGAATCTTTTACAAGACAATATTCTAGAAATATCGAAGGTTTAATTTCACAAAGAGATAATAGACGCAACCAATTACAAAGCAATATTAATCAAGCATATAATCAAATACCTTCGTTAAGTTCGGTTATTCTTAATACAGCCACACAAGGTCTTAGCACTTTTGCACAATTCGCATGACTTCAAGTTTTCAAAGTACCGCTTTTAGATCGTCTGCTAGTCCTGTAGATACTTTTGTAGCACAACCTACAGTACTACCAAAAACAGGTGCAGAAGAACTTGCAGAGATTTTACAAATAGTAAATCCAGCATTACAACAATTTATTGGTCAAAGAATACAAAAAGAAGTTGAAAAAGATAAAGCACAAGCTACTGCTGATGTTTTAGAAGCTGAAATAAATGGTGGTGCTATTTCAAGATTATCTAATAATTTAGAAAAGTCTGAAGAAAGACAAACAGTTAGAGAAGTAATAGGGGGTTCAAGAGTTTATAAAAGACAATATGAAAAAGCTATAGTAGCGTTACAAGCACAAAAACGAGGTAATAAACTACAACGTGATTATGACGTTGCAAGAATAAATACAGGTGAGTTAGATAGTTCAGGACAACCTATTTTTAAATTTTTAAAAGAATATAGTACTGATAGTGATGAATATAAAAATTGGAGAAAAAGTTATTTAGATGAAGATTTAGAAACTTTTACACGTTTAGGCATTGACCCAAATGTAGTCAGTCAGTTTTACATACCTGAGATGGCTAAAGAATTATTTGAAGTTACAGATTATGGAACTAAGCAAAATCGTAGTTTTGAATATAATAAATTTTTAGGATTAATGCCTGAAGTTTTAAATCAAGCATCACAAGCTTTATCTAAGGGTGAAGAAGATAAAGCAAGTGTAATTTTAAATGGATATTTAGAAAATATGTATAAAGGAGGTATTACTGGCACAGATGCTACAAAAACGTACACAACACTTATAGATAATGTTTATGCTTTAGGTGAAAAGTTAGTTGATGTAGATATAACTAAACCTGATGCTGCTAACAAATTAGCTTTAGCTGA